GTTTTGAACGCCTTGTACCGCCGTATGAACCGTCCTACGACCACTGGCTACACATCAAGTGCTGGTGGCGTCGTTGGGAACGCTTTTGACAACAACATTGACACTGCCTGCACCCAAACATCGGCTAATGGCAACATTTCGGTGAACTATGGGACTGATAATCCAGTCTATGTAGGCTCGATTGGGTATTTGCCCAATGTTTCTGGCGTGCAATCTTTGATTTATGAGTATTCCGTAGACGGAATTACTTGGAAAACGCTGTTAGACCTTGGTGAAATCACTGTTGAGGACAATGTTTGGATATGGAATGACATCCAAGCGGGTCAAACAGTGCAATATTACCGCGTAAGGGGTTATAACAGCACGACTTTGAACGTCAGAGAGTTCTATCTTGGTAATAACTCAACTGAAATCACGATGGCGCGCCTAAATCGTGACGATTACACCAATTTACCGAACAAAAACTTCACTGCGAACCAACCTTTTCAGTTTTGGTTTGACAGAACGATCCCTGAGCCTACGATTTACCTCTGGCCCGTCCCCTCTGATCCATTTGTGCAGATGACCGTGTGGTATTCGCGCCAAATCATGGATGTGGGCGAGCTTTATGGTGAGTTGGAGATACCTCAGCGCTGGTATGAGGCGGTTCAGATGATGCTAGCTCACAGGATGAGCTTGGAGTTGCCTGCGGTTGATCCTGCGCGCATCAATTACCTCGAGAAAATGGCTGACAAGTACCTCTATGACGCCGAACAGGAAGAAAGAGACAAGTCGCCCATCTACTTCGCCCCGAATATTTCTGTCTACACCCGATAAGGAGGTTCTATGCCAATGTTCCTCGATACGCTAGGGAATTCAGACATAGCGATTGCGGTGTGCGACAGGTGCAAGATGAAGAGGGCGCACTCGGTGATGAGGAGCGACCCGAACTTCCCCGGGTTGCAAGTCTGTGACCAAGGCTGTGCCGACCAGTTCGACCCTTACCGCTTACCTGCTCGCAAGACCGAGCGCATCACCATCCGCTTCCCTCGTCCTGACCTCAGCGTCGCGGTGGAAAACAACCAATTGATTACTGGAGGCTATGGCGCTTACATAATCTCGACTCAATCGAGTTCTGAAACCCCAGAAGCCAACGGTAACCTCGACAGCATAACGACTCAGCCTTAATATGTCCTCAGTACAAACAACCATCACTCAACTCCCCGCGGCTGGTGCACTGCTCGGGACGGAGGCTGTACCTATTGTTCAAAATGGGCAAACGGTTCAGACAACGACCGCGGCAATCTCCTCCTCAAACATTTCTAACCAGAGCTTTTTGACGGTAGTCAATGAGCCTACGCTTGCTAACAGCCAATACCTATCCTCTGGAACTGGCATTGGCTTGGTCAACAATGGCGCGCAGTCCTACCTTCGGATTACCCTAAACGGTACTTCTGGAAGCTTAGAGAGCGCTGGAAACGGGTTTGCGGTCAAGGTATCTGGGTCAATCGTCCCACGCAACATAGCTGTTACAGGTAGTGGTCTAAGCATCACAAATGGGGATGGACAATCAGGCAACCCAACGATAAGCCTAAGCGGTCTTCCATCGGCTTTGGCGGGAATGTCAGGGTCTGGGTTGGTGACAGTCCTCTCAGGCTCTACGTTGACACCTAGATCGATTGAGGGGGTGGCAAACCAGACATTGGTGACGAACGGGAATGCGTTTGCAGGAAATCCGACGATAGGGTTGGCGAGCGACGCGGTGCTCCCGGGCACTGGGGCCGTCACCGTTCCCTCTGGTACTCAAGCCCAAGAACCCTCTGGCTCTGACGGACAACTCCGCTACAACACCGACTCTCAAGCATTTTTTGGTTACTCCAGCGGAGCGTGGCGTCAATTCTCCGTTACTGGTGGCGTAACTCAAATCGATACGGGAACTGGATTGACGGGGGGCCCGATCACGGGGGCGGGAACCATATCAATTGCAAACACTACTGTAACTGCTGGTAGCTACACAACTGCCAACATCACGGTGAATGCCCAAGGTCAAATTACTGCCGCATCAAATGGCGCTGGTGGTGTCACATCTTTCTCCGCTGGCTCTACTGGGTTAACTCCTGCAACAGCCACAACAGGCGTAGTCACTCTTGCAGGAACTTTGCTTCCAGCAAGTGGCGGTACAGGCGCAAACACGCTGACTGGTTATGTGTACGGAAACGGCACAGGAACCATGACCGCTAGCACAACAATTCCAAACGCTGGATTAGCAAACTCATCAGTCACTATTGGAACTACCAATATTGCACTAGGTGCAACTTCACTTACTTTGGGTGGGTTAACTTCAGTAGCTGTTACGCAAGACCCAACATCTGCTTTGCAGTTGGCGACTAAGCAGTATGTGGATGCTGTAGCTGAGGGTCTTCATGTCCATGCGGCTTGTGCGGTAGCCACTACAGGAACTCTTGCATCCATCACTGGTGGAACGGTTACATACAACAACGGTACAGCAGGCGTAGGCGCTACGCTTACTCTGTCAGTAGCTTTGACCGTTTTAGATGGCTACACGCTCTTGGATGGCGACCGTGTCTTGGTTAAGAACGAAGTTACACAAGCCAACAACGGTATCTACACATGGGCAACAGGCGGAACAGTACTGACCCGTGCAACTGACTTTGACACTGCCGCCGAGATGGCAAGCGGTGACTTTACTTTTGTAACAAACGGTACGCTGTATGCAAGCACTGGATGGGTTCAGACTGACCCAGTGACTGTTGTCGGAACAAGTCCTGTAACGTGGATACAGTTCTCTGGTGCAGGTGCATACACAGCGGGTACAGGATTGACCCTTACAGGGACTCAGTTCAGCATCACAAACACCGCAGTGACTGCTGGCTCGTATGGCTCTGCAACACAAGTTGGCACGTTCACAGTCAATGCGCAGGGGCAATTAACTCTTGCAGGCAACACCACAGTGACTCCAGCCGTAGGCTCCATCACTGGTCTGGGTACTGGTGTTGCTACTGCGTTGGCGGTCAACGTAGGCTCTTCTGGCGCTATTGTGGTCAACGGTGGCGCTTTGGGTACACCAAGCAGTGGAACGGTCACAAACCTGACTGGAACCGCTTCCATCAACATCAATGGAACTGTGGGTGCTACAACAGCCAACACTGGCGCATTTACAACTATTTCGGCGACAGGGCAAATTAGTTCTACCTTGACTGGCAGTGCAACAGATGGCGCTGGTCAGGTTTATTTGAATGGTGTAACTAGCAATCGTGTTGAGTGGAACACACAGGGTACAGGAGCGCCAGCATTTACAATAAGAAGCAATGGTACTAAACTGTTGATGTATCCAGCAATATCTGGTAGCCAAGTTGATTATGCTATGGGGATTGATGCAGGAACCATGTGGTCTAGCATACCAGTCGCTTCATCTTCGTTTTACTTTAAGTGGTACGGTGGTGAAACACAGGTGGCAAGTTTAGATGGTGCGGGTGCATTTACCGCAGTTGGTGGTATTTCAGGAGGAACATTCTAATGTCGGCATCAGGCTACACCCCAATATCGCTGTATTACAGCACCACCGCTTCGGCAGTGCCTGTTAACACTAACTTAGCAAATGGCGAGTTGGCTATCAATATTACTGATGGAAAGCTGTACTACAAAGACAATACAGGTACAGTTAAGCTATTAGCAAGCAACACATCTACAACAAACGTCAGTAGCATTTCATTTGGTTCTACTGGATTAACGCCTGCAACTGCAACAACAGGTGTGGTGACGGTAGCAGGAACACTTGCTTTGGCAAACGGTGGAACAGGCGCTACAACAGTGTCTGGTGCACAAACAAATCTTCAGGTCGACCCAGCAGGTACGGCAGTCGCAATGGCAATCGCGTTAGGATAAAACATGGCAACCAATACATTCAAATCTTATGCAAGCAAGGACGTAGGCACATCCGCGGCGACGGTCTACACCTGCCCATCATCCACACAGACAACCTTAATTGGTTTGTCGATGGCTAACACATCAATCTCACCCATCACGACAGATGCGTACATTACCCGCTCAGCGGTTAACTACTATCTAGTCAAGGGTGCTACGGTTCCTGTAGGTGGTTCATTGGTGATTGTGGGTGGTGACCAAAAGGTTGTGATGCAAGCGGCTGATGTCTTGTACATCCTAAACAGTGCCGCGACTTCTGGTGACTGCTTTGCTTCGTTGCTGGAGATCAGTTAATGTCTTATATAGGCAATACCAACATAACTCAAGGATTTATTCCTGCCATTGATTACTTCAGTGGTAACGGTAGTACGACCGCATTCACGCTGTCTCGCCCAGTTGCGTCTGTGGCGCAGGTGCAGGTAACGATTGACAACGTAGCCCAGAATCCCAGTTCAGCGTTCACAGTCAGCGCTAACACAATCACGTTCACTTCTGCTCCCTTGAGCGGAACTAACAACATTTATGTTTACTACACAAGCCCGATAACTCAGGTGATTGCACCTAGTCAGGGAACCGTATCAACTACGTCTTTGGCTTCTGGGTTTACTTTACCCGTTGCTAATGGCGGCACAGGTTTAACTACTATCCCTCATACAGTTCAAGTATTTACTTCTGGTTCTGGCACGTATACAACCCCAGCAAACTGCAAAGCAATTTGGATTCGCATGGTTGGCGGTGGTGGCGGTGGCGGGGCTTCTTCGTCTAATAGTGGTTCGGCGGGAGGAACTACAACTTTTGGGGCTTCTTTATCGGCAACAGGTGGTAACGGTGGTCAGAATGGCGCTTCTATTGGTGGTAATGCTGGCACGGGTGGTGTGGCAACAGGCGGGGATTTAATTGTTACTGGTTCAACGGGGGGTGCTGGCGCAAAAGACACAGGTAATCCAACTGGTGGTATGGGCGGTAATAGTGTTTTTGGTGGCGCATCTACTGGAGGTCAACAAAGTACCGCTGGATCAAACGCTCTTGGATACGGTTCTGGAGGTGGTGGTGGAGGCGGACTTTTGGCTAATTTAAATTCCGCTGGTGGTGGTGGTGCTGGTGGGTATCTTGAAAAAACTATTAACTCCCCTTCTGCAACTTATTCTTATGCCGTTGGTGCTGGTGGTGCTGGCGGTTTGGCGGGTAGTTATGCTGGTGGAAATGGTTATGTTGGTGTAATTATTGTCACGGAGTATTACGTATGAAATACGCAATAGTTAAAGATGGTGCAGTTGTCAATGTCATTGAATATGATTCACAACCTACTACGCCTCCTGCGGGGTTTGATGCAGGGAATGAGGCTATTCAAGCAGACCACGTAAGTATTGGATGGACTTATGCCAATGGTCAATTTACAGACCCTAATCCTCCAGCACAATCAACATTTGAAGTTAAATCATTGACCGACATGATTCTTGCTGATGCAACAGAGTTAGCGAAACTTAAAACAGCATTAGGAATTTAATATGCCTATCAGTACGATTGGACAAAACGGGTTACAACAGTCAAGGATTCTTACTGCTGTTCAACAGCCAGCGGGTGCTGTGTTGCAGGTGGTAAATGCAACAACAACTGCCGCTATAACTACTTCAAGCA